CGCATAATAGGTTACAACACTATAGTTTCCTGATAAATACAATATCAGGAAACAACTATGACCGCAAATATATTAGCTACACCATCAGGCTTAACGCTAGACGAATTAAAACAAGCATTATTCCAAAACGTTAGATATCGTTTAGGTGACGGCATTATTGATTTAGAGCTAGACCCGCAACACTATGAAGCGGCATATAACTATGCCATCAAAGTATATCGTCAACGGGCACAAAACTCTACAGCAGAATCATACACTCTTTTCACAGTAGAAAAGAATGTAGATACTTATACACTTCCTAGTGAGTTTATTAATGTACGTTCTATCTTTCGTAGAACAGTTGGTCTAGAAACAGGTCCATCAAGTAGTTCATTTGATCCATTTAGTTCAGCTATTCTAAACACTTATTTGTTAAACTATAACTATGCAGGTGGTATGGCAACATATGACTTTTATGCAGGTTACGTTGAACTAGCTGCCAGAATGTTTGGTGGATATGTTATCTATACATTTGATCCGGTTACCAAAGTATTACGTATTGTGCGTGATCCAAAAGGATCCGGAGAACGTATATTGATTTGGGCTGATGTACAAAGAACACAAGAAGTTTTGTTGCAAGATCCAGGTGCCGGTGTATGGATTGGTGATTGGGTATTTGCCGTATTAAAAGGTATTATTGGTGAAGCACGTGAAAAGTTTGCTAGTATCGCAGGTCCAGGAGGCGGCACAAGTTTAAATGGTGCGGCAATGAAGGCTGAATCCAAACAACTTCAACAAGAACTCATTGAAGAACTAAAACGATATGTAGATTACAGTCAGCCATTGACTTGGGTACAAGGTTAACCTAAACAATTTACATTACAACACTCCTGTAGTACAATATGTATTACAGGAGTTACCATATGATTATAGGTGTTACCGGTTTAATTTCGAGCGGCAAGGACACAATTGCCGACTATCTTTGCACATTTCACGGGTTCAAACGTGTTAGTTTTGCGGCAAGTTTAAAAGACGCAGTATCAGCCGTCTTTGGATGGAATAGAGAATACTTGGAAGGTTCAACTAAAACAAGCAGAGCATGGCGAGAACAAAAAGACGAATGGTGGAGTGACCGACTAGGTATGAATATTACCCCAAGATGGGTATTACAATACTGGGGAACAGAAGTATGTCGTAATAACTTCCATAGTGATATTTGGGTAGCAAGTGTAGAGAATAAACTACGTCAAACTGATGAAAACATTGTGATTACAGATTGTCGTTTTGTTAATGAAGTCAATTCAATTAAAAGTGTAGGTGGAATCACTATGCGAGTTAATAGAGGTGAACGTCCAGTTTGGTATAGTGCCGCAGTAGACTATAATAATGAGCCTGAGGGTAGTGAACAAAGATTAAAAGCTATGGTAGAGTTAGGAAACTATAGTGTCCATGCTAGTGAGTATAGTAGTGTTGGATTATTGTATGACCATTATATTGATAATAACGGTTCTATTGATGACTTACATAAGCAAGTTAACTCAGTGGTCAACCTGTAAGTCTCCTCGTTTCCAAGTAACTTCTTTCTTTTTAACTACTTCTACACAGTTAAGACAGATGCTACGCAGATTAGACATTTCTGCGTTATCTAAGTTGCCGTCAATATGAAAGACTGTAATTTGACTAGTAAATAAACTCTTAAAGCCGCATAAATCACAAGCGGCTTTTTTCTTATAACCTTTACTCTTCCATTTAGGAGTGCGAGGTTTAAGTTTGTTTTTCCTTCTACCACATTCGTCACACATACTACGATAATGGGTGACTTCACCACGCTTATAATTAATAGCGCAGAAATTCTTTTCACAGGTAGAACAGATTGGTCTCATAGTCTATTTACTCTATAAACCTTCGAAGGCACGGATAATGGATCTTTTTTGAAGTATTAGATAAATATTAATATGCAATCAGGTGGTAAACCTCAAAATTTTACATAAAGGAAACATAAAATGGCATTAACATCTCCAGGCGTAGAAGTATCAATCATTGACCAAAGTCAATATTTACCAGCGCCCACAAATTCCGTCCCACTAGTGGTTCTTGCTACGGCACAGAATAAAGCTGACGCATCTGGTACAGGTGTAGCGGCGGCAACAACAGCGGCAAACGCAAACAAATTATTCCAAGTTACAAGTCAAAGAGATTTAGTAAACTTGTATGGTACTCCATTCTTCTATACAACGACAAATGGTACACCAATTCAAGGTTATGAACTTAATGAATACGGCTTGTTGGCTGCTTATTCAACATTAGGTGTGACAAATCGTTGTTACGTTCTACGTGCTGATATCGACTTAGCTAGCTTAGTAGGTCAAACAGGTCGCCCAACTGGGAATCCAGCTAGCGGCACATATTGGTTAGATTCTACTACAAGCAGTTGGGGTATCTATGAATTCAATGCTACAACTGGAAAATTTGCATTACAAACTCCTATTGTCATTACTGACAGTGCTGATTTGACTGCCGGTGTTCCAAATAATAGCATTGGTTCAGTGGGTGAGTATGCAGTTAATGCTATACAAATTACTGGTAATCCAGTAAGCACATCAGATAAAACATATTTTTATAAAACAACTACTAATGCTTGGACAAGATTAGGTGGCCCTGTTTGGAGAAATGATACACCGGCAGTACAAGGTACTAATTCACCTACAACCTTGACTGCAGGTGAGTCATTCACAATGAGTGTATCTGGAATTTATTCCGTAACTATTACAGTTCCAGTAGCCCCAAATAATACTGTTGATGGTGTGGCTACTGTAATTAATAATTTAGGTTGGACAGATGTAACTGCAGAAGTTCGTAGTGGTAAATTATGCATCTTCTCCAATCAATTAACAACATTAGGTATTGCTAATTCATACTTAACCTTAACAGAAGTTACTCCTGGTGCATTGGCTGATATGGGTATTGATTCTACTACGTATTACCAACCTCTTCTTGTATACGGTACGTCTGCTCAAATGCCATTATGGTCAAGTAGTCAATCAGAACCTCGTCCAACTGGATCAATTTGGATTAAAGTTGGTGCATCTGGTAATGGTTTAAATCCATCAATGTCAGTATTCAACGGTGCTACACAAACTTGGAATGCTAAGAATGTGGGATTATACGTTAGTGACTGGTCAGCTAGTGCAAGTCTAGATGCAACCGGTGGTCAAGCTATTCCAGCTGGAACTATTTATTCGCAATATAATTATAATGGGTCGGGTGCTACTGCTCCAATTTACTTCTGGGAGCGTATTGCAACAGGACCTACCGTAATCACAGGAGATAATACTTCTCCTACTTTCAACTCTGGTCCATATCGTATGAATGTATTTGTACCTATTGCGGGTACTACAACTTTAAGTAATGCGTATAATATAACAGTTGCAGATAATAGTGATGCGACTGATTTTGTAACAGCATGGTCGGCAGCAGGTATTCCAAATACTACAGCTATAGTAACTACTGATGGTGCAATTCAAATTACGCACACTGAGGGTGGAGAAATTATTATGGATGACACTGTTAATAGTTCATTTGTCTCAACTGGTGTATCTAACGGATTAATTGTTGAGGCTGGATTTACTATTGGTGTAACTACTGGTGTTAAATATGGACCTACAATTCAAGCAACATTTACAGGGGCTCCTAGTACTAGTGCTACTGGTACTGGTGCTACGATTAATGTTGTAACCTCATCTGGTGCTTATGTTTTAGTAGGTGATGGTGTGGCGGCTACTGGATCGGGATATACTATTGGAGATATCATTAGTGTTGACGGTGTAGAATTAGGCGGACAGTCAGGAGTCAACGATTTAGATGTTAAGGTTACTGCTGTGTCTACTGGTGCAGTGACTGCAGTTACATATATTTCAGGTACTCCTCCTATAGCGTTTCAATCACAGTTAAGTAACTGGGTTGAATTTACTTATATTTCAAGTGACAGCGATCCTGTAGTGGCTCCTGCAGATAACACTAACTGGTTCTATAGTGTAGTTGATCAAGTTGATATTATGATTAACTACAATAGTGCTTGGTATGGTTATGGTTTGCGTGATTATGATAGTGATGGATTCCCCTTACCTAGTGGAACAAACGAAACTGATCCAAATGGTCCTATAATTTCTGCAAGTACACCAACTGTTCAAAGTGACGGTACAGCTTTAGTATATGGTGATTTGTGGATTAATACTGGTGATTTAGAAAATTACCCAGTAATTAGTCGTTGGCAATCAGTTAACAGTACTGATCAATGGGTACTAATTGATAACACTGACCAAACAGGTAGTACTGGTGTATTATTTTCTGATGCTCGTTGGGCCACAAACGGTACAACAAGTCCAGTAGATGATCCTATCCCAACAATCGTATCATTGTTAGCTAGCAATTATTTAGATTTAGATGCTCCTGATGCAAGTTTATATCCATCAGGTATGTTATTGTTTAACACACGCCGTTCAGGTTATAATGTAAAGCAGTTCAGAACAAACTATTTCAATGGTACGGATTTCCCTGATGAGTCTTTGCCAACAGAAACAGATGCTTGGGTAACAGTAAGTGGTTTACAAACTAATGGTGCTCCATATATGGGTCGTAAAGCACAACGTGCTATGGTTGTTCAGTCATTAAATGCCGCAGTTGCAACTAATACTGCAATTCGTGATGAAGATAACTTCTTCAACTTGATGGCTACTCCTAACTATCCTGAACTACAACCTGCAATGATTGCGTTGAACGCAGATCGAGGTGAAACTGGTTATATCTTAGGTGATACTCCAATGCGTTTAGCTGATAGTGCTACTGATATTCAAGCTTGGGCTACTAACGAAGCCGGTGCATCTAGTACAGGTGAACAAGGTTTAGTAACACGCAATACATATATGGGTCTATTCTATCCAAGTGGCTTAGCAACAGACTTGTCAGGTAATCAGGTAGCTGTTCCTGCTTCATATATGATGTTGCGTACATTCTTACGTAATGATACTGTAGCTTATCCTTGGTTAGCGGCAGCTGGTACACGCCGTGGTACAATTGACAATGCATTAAGCATTGGTTATGTTGATGGTGCGACCGGTGAGTTTACTCCAATTAAGACACGCTTAGGTATTCGTGATGTATTGTATACCAACTTCATTAATCCATTAGTGTTCTTTACTGGTGTTGGTTTATTGAACTACGGTAACAAGACAAGCTTTAACAGTTCAAGTGCGTTAGATAGAACTAACGTTGCTCGTTTGATTGCTTACATACGTAGACAGTTGACATTGGCAGCAAGACCGTTCGTATTCGAACCTAATGATGCACTAACACGCAATCAAATCTCCGGTGTTGTAGAAACATTGATGGTAGATTTAGTTGCAAAACGCGGTCTATATGATTATATTGTAGTTTGTGACGATAGTAACAATACTCCAGCAAGAATCGATAGAAATGAATTGTGGATTGACGTTGCAGTTGAGCCTGTTAAGGCAGCTGAATTCATCTATATCCCGGTTCGTATATTGAACACAGGCGAGCTCGGTGGACAATAATAAAATTTGATACCCCGAAAGGGGTATCAAATTATAAAGATAAATATTAATAACAGGAGAAAAAAATGGCAATAGCCTCACAATCATTGTTTAACATGACCGTAGCATCGGATAATGCTGGCGGAAATCAGGGCTTGCTAATGCCCAAACTACAATATCGTTTTAGAGTTAATTTTCTAAACTTCGGTACTAATAACGCTACTAATGAATTAACTAAACAAGTTATTGACGTAACACGTCCATCAGTTAGTTTTGGCGAAATTAATATCCCTGTTTATAACTCTACTATGTATTTGGCAGGTAGACACGAATGGCAACCTCTAACAATCAACGTTAGAGATGATGCAACAGGTAGTGTTTCCCAATTAGTAGGTCAACAATTACAGAAGCAAATGGACTTTGTTGAACAAGCATCAGCCGCATCAGGTCAAGATTATAAGTTTCAAACAAACATTGAAATTTTAGACGGTGGTAATGGCACAAGTGTTCCTATCGTTTTAGAAACTTGGGAATGTTATGGTTGCTTCTTACAAGCCGCTAACTATAACAATTTAGCATACAGTTCAAATGAAGTAGTAACAATACAAATGTCAATACGTTTCGACAATGCTGTTCAATCACCATTGACTGCGGGTGTTGGCACGAGTGTTGGCCGTACACTTGGATCAATAGCTACAGGTATTGGTTCTTAATATATTTTAATATATTAAATGTCTGGATTTTTTCAGAATTTACTAACAGACGCTGCCGGAGGATTCTTCGGCAGCGATTACCTTCGTGATTACACTCACGCTAGTAAGACTTTCAGACCCAATGCATATCAATATGCACCTAAATTCAAGTTCCTATTCCATGTGTATTTTGAAATCAATCAAAGTGCATATGCAGTAGGTTTGCCACAAGGTGCAAACTTTGGTTTAGCTGTTAAATCTGTAAAATTACCTAGTTATTCATTTGATACACATCAGTTAAATCAATACAATCGTAAACGTATTGTACAAACAAAAATAAAATATGACACAGTAGATATTAATTTTCATGATGATAATGGAAACTTAATACGTAACTTGTGGTATAATTACTATACATATTATTACAAAGATGCTAGTAAGCCAGTTGTAACAGTATCCGGAAGACAAGCTCTTACCGGCGGCACCAATCCTAACAATGCAAACTATAATGTTAGAAACATATATGCACAGGATATAACAGGTGATACTGACTGGGGTTATATAGGTGAAACATCGGATACTCCGGCAACTAACATTCAAGCTGCCAATGGTCAAACTAAAGTTCCATTCTTTAAAAACATTACTGTGTTTGGTTTTAATCAACACAATTACGTAGCATATACTTTAATTAATCCTATGATTAATAAATTTGCACACGATACATACAACTATGCTGAGGGTACTGGAACAATGGAAAATACAATGACATTGGATTATGAAACTGTTAAGTATTTTCAAGGTGCTATTAGTGGTAAAGAACCTAGTAATATTATTGCTGGCTTTGGTATTAATGATCATTATGATAGAGTTACTAGTCCTATTGCTAG